CTAAAAGCCGCGATTTTTGCGAGCTTATCATCACGGCCATGCTTCAATATTACTTGAAACACAGGCCTTTCTTTCGCTTTCTGTTTCATGTTTAACCTGCCTGATTTGTGTACATGTGGCAAAAGTATCATTACAGAATAATGATGTAAAGTTATTTTTTCGCATTTATTTTGTTGACAGCATCATGACGCGCGACTATATTTGACCCAAGCCCACAAAACACCGGCCCGGGAGCAAAGACATGACCACACTAGAAAACATAGACCTGATCGTGGAGCGCGAGCGCGACGCTGCTGTTGACGCGCTGTGTGACGGCCCATTCCAGCTTGTGGAGGGGCCTTTCGTCTATGACAGGGATAGCTGGCACTCGGATTGCGCCCAAATGATTACCAGTATGGACGCTGACATCAATGACAGGCTGCGTACACGAATCGGTAGCGCCTTGTACTGGCTGGATGCATTCGATAAGAAAAACACCCTGACGCATAACCTGTTTCGGGCAACCAACCTGCAATCGTCACTGGCAGAGATCGGCGCAATCATTCTTGGTAACGCTATCGCCAATGACCTGACGGCCGAAAGGATAGGTGAATGAAATGACGATGTACTTTCTGGTGTTTATCAACGCGGTTATTTACACAAACCTGCTTTTGCAGATCGCAATAATGAGAGGCGCACTATGAAAATCTACATAGAACTGGAACTTGAGGCAACGCATCACGAATTTGACAACGGGACCGTCCGATTAGAAACGCTGACGTTCCCTGGCTGTAACCAGAACTTGCTGCCGTTTATGTCAGTGGCCGAGCAGGACCAGGCACAGCAAGCGGTCGAGGATGAGGTCGAAAAGACCGGGGCCGACAAACTGGCCAAGCTGCGCGAATTAAAAGAAATGCGCTGCGACATAGCGCGAGAATTTCAGCAAGAGACGTTACAGGAATTGAGCCAGCAGCGAGGTGTACGACTGTGAACGGAGCACACGCGGCACTGCTGGTAACGATCCTTTGCGGAACGGCTGTATTGATTATGGCACTGATTGTGGAGTACCTGGGATGACCAAAATAGAAGACGGAACTGTTGAGATACATGGCAAGGTCTATAAGACCGTTGCCAAGCGTATACAGGAGTTTCGCGAAAACTTCCCCGACTGTTCAATCATTACTGAGGTACTGGAATGGGGCGATGTGGTGCGAGTTAAAGCTACTATTAACGGCAGGGGCCATACCCCAATAGCCACCGGCCACGCCGAGGAAATCAGGGGAGCTACTAACATCCTGAAAACGTCTGCTGTTGAAACGTGCGAAACAAGTGCCATCGGTAGGGCATTGGGAGTCCTTGGGTTAGGCGGGACCGCGATCGCCAGCGCCGAGGAAATGGAACTTGCCCTGCAACAACAAGACGATAATACCGCTACAGGGCACCTGATAAAGCACAACGAGGCCGTGAGAGATTACATCGACCACATTGTAGCCATTAAGCAATACCTGGCTGCAGGGGACTGGAGCCTGGCTTACGAGGCGTTTGCGGAGCTTGACCCCGATATCGTTAAAGCCCTATGGGTTGCCCCGACCAAAGGCGGGATATTCACCACTGGCGAGCGCCAGCAAATGAAGTCTAACGAGTGGAACGATGCCCGCAAGACTCACCACAACATAACCGAGGAATTAACATGAAAGTAATCAAAAAGGCTGTGTGTGTCACCGGCACCTATAAGGACCGCCAGACCGGAGTCGACAAAAAGCAATACATGACTGTGGGCAAACTGTTTGCCAGAGAAGATGGCAGCACCTGCCTGAAACTGGACGCGGTTCCGGTCGCGTTTGATGGGTGGATAAACTTCTATGACCTGGACCAGGCAGGAGCGGAGCGACCGACTTCTGGCGGCATGGTGCAAAAGCCAGCACCGCAGGTACCGGACTCGTTTGCTGACGACATACCTTTTTAGGCTATCTAGGAGAAGGGAAATGAAACCAGAACAGAAAGCAGTAATCCTTGAGTACGCTCAAGAGCTTCAGCATAACGATAAGCCTTGGCAGGAGTTTGAATGGGCAGCTAAAGAGGCTACGTTTTATTGGAGGCCGTGCTCATCAAGTTTTTATCCTCTAGTCCATCACGACAGCGGGAATTGGGCGTTCCGCCGCAAGCCCCGCACGATTACTGTGACGATGCCCGTGCCAAAATCAATAGTACCAACCGCGATATGTAATACGTTTATTTGCATAGAGCTTAAAACAGTAGCAGAACGTGACACCGCACTAGCCGCGATACGGGAGGCAATAGGGAATGAGTGAGCGATGCAAGGAAGAAGTCTGGAACAGTTTTAATGCCTACCGCTGTTCTCGAAAAGCCGTAGTAGATGGTTATTGTAAGCAGCATTCTCCTGAGGCAGTTAAAGCCCGCAGGGAGAAAGGACAAAAGGCTTTTGAAGAAAGAATGGAACAATCGGATTGGAGGCAGCTTGCTTTAGCCAAGGAGCGCATCGCCGCGCTGGAGGAAGAGAAAGAAATGTACAAAGCTGGCTTTGGCACACTGGATGAGCAAAACACAAAGCTACATGACCGCATCGCCGCGTTGGAGAAGGATGTTCAATGCTGGAAAAACCTGTGTGAGTTTTATAAGCAATGGGTTATTGATGCGGGTATGCCAATTCCAGAACCACCAGAGGCTATCTAGGAGAAGGGAATGACGCCTGACGAACTCAAGGACATGACACCCGAAGAAATGGATGATTGGGCCTCAAAAGTCTACGCCACTCTGATAGTCACTGAGCAGGAAGCTGAGGCGAAAGCGGTTTATCGGCTGGGGGAGTTTATTCGGGAGCTGGGGAGGCGGATTGAAAAGAATTATGGCGGAGGGTCTGACATCTCATAACTACTATCATAATTTAATTCAAAGCCTGGAATAAAAGCGTTTCCTCCGCCAGGGTAATCATATTCGCCGGTCATGTCATTATTGATAACCGCGTGGGTCACTGCGCGGTTGCTCATGTCAGTTGCAAAATGACAGATTATTGATTTGTCAGCGGATTTCCTAATAAGGAATTCAGTAAAACCAGCAAGACACTCCCAATAAAATTTCTCTGTAATGTGGTCAGGACTGCCACCCTGTTTATAATGCTGAAGGTCAGAGGAGGCGCCGAACCACATGCCCGATCCTGACTCATAAAGCCTGAACCAAATAGTATAAATTCCCCTGAGCACGTCAAATCCGTCGCCATCGTATACATCATTCTGGATTTCAGTTTCACCGTCCATTGTGTACTGGTACCACCCTGACGCATCGTGGCGCCACGTTCCAGACCCAATAGAGGGATTAAATTCAAGTAGCAGCCAAGCTCGCCCAGGAGGATGCACCCAAAACTCCAGCTCTGTTATCTCAGGAGGAAATAGCGGGTAAGGGTCAGGGGATATTGCGTCAAGGTACGCATTACGAACATATTCCCCCTGATCACCTTTAATCAGCCCGAGCTGCCAAGTTTGATAAACGCCAGCAGGTGCGCCAACTTGGCTTACAAAAAGCTCATGGTATTCATAAAATTCTGCTGTCCAACACTGTTTCGGATGATCTTTAAATCCTATTATCTTCGGATTGTCCCAGTCTTGCCCCTCAAATTTTATAACAACCTGGTCACCCTCCTCAAAGACGGCTGCGTGACAATCCATGTACTCAATGGGCACGCCGGACAGGCTGTTCAGTTTGTTAATATTTAGTTCTTGCGCTGTGCTGGCGGCGTCATCCATCGCCACATTGGCCGTGTCTTCGTCGTAATCGACGGCGGTAATTTCACCGGTGCGAAACGTCGGTAAAAATTTTTGCCACCCAGGTAAAATAGCGGCATTGTAATAAGCCTGCGGCCCGCTCATGACTGCGCGGTTCAGTAGATAGCCGGGGGCGTCTGTTGAGGGTGTCTCACTGTTTTGTGGTGCGATTATGATCGTTGGCGGCTCCCCGTTGATTTCAATGGTATCAACTTCGCCCGACGCATCGTCGGTATAGTCCGCGCACCATGCTAATTTTGTTTTCGTCAGGTCCAGGGCGTTTAATGCTGCCAGTGTGATTTCGACCCCGGCCAAATCGGACTTAAGCATACCAAGGGCATTATTCATCGTCCCCAGGGCGTCTGTTGCACCATTGCGAGCCGCAACCGCTGCCGTTACAAGAGCCTTGTCTTCAGCTGTTTGTGCCGACACGCTGTAAGCATCGATTGCGGCATTAACAGCCATATTTCTCGATACCAATACCGACTCCATCGCCGCAACTTCGGATTCTTTCCCGCTGACTTGTGTATTAAGCGATGCCTGCCTGGATTCCAGTTTTGCCACGCGGGCATCTCGAATATCTGTCCCGGTATCGATGGAAATCGTATAAAGTCCGTCTTCCCCGCCGCTTTCAATCGTGGCCCGGCCCATTAGCTCCCAGCGTCCATATATGCCCGTGACGTATTAACGTAATAGGTGATGTACGACACGATAAAAGACGTGGATTCGTCGATAATCGCCCGCTGCCCAGGGCGTAGCAGCCAGTCAATCTGGCAACTCGCGCGGGTACTGTTTGGCGAGGTAAAAACAGAGTTGATCCCCATCAGTGGGCGATCATATAGCGCATCGGGATCATTGTTTTCGGTGAATCCGTCGCTGTAGCCGCTGAGGGTGCAAGTATAGCTGCGCGTGCCCCTGGCAAGCTGCAGGACAGGCACGGCAGATGCCATTTGCTGCCTAACGACATTGCCGTCAAAATGCGCCTCCCGAACAATACTAAACAGCGTGGCCGCCGTGAGATCGTCAACCAACGCCGCCGCAGCCGGAACAACACACTGCACGTAATTTGAGGTGCCAGCCCTGAGCGTAGCCTGCCATGAGCTGATAGGCGTTCTCACGAGCCCGCCGGGGGTTGTCAGATCCATTGTGTAGTAGATGGTGGCATCAGCAGGAATGCCCGAGGTGAAATCGTTATATACCAGGGCGGAAACGTCCGCCTCAAATATATCAGCAGACAGTATGCCTGTTACGCCGCCATCGGCTGCCGCGTTGATAGCCGCCGCGTTGATCGATGCGCCATTGATCACACATTACCCCGGTAGTTGCAGATAGACGCCTTGTATGACAAAGCGCCCCTGGCAACGCGAGCTGGCCCCTGTGCCCTTTGTTACTAGCGTAAATATGATATTAGATGCCCCAGCCACACTGGTTAATTCCGGGAACCAATGCACCGTATTATCCGCTGTAATACCTGTGAGTTGCTGGTTGTTAATGTAGGCGGTTGCAGAACTCTGATTTCCTACTGATACAAAAGGCTTGGCTGTATTGGCTACATATTTGTTGCAAATAAAACCCACCTTTTGCGGGAAAAAAAGTATGTTCCCGGCACCGTCTCCTGTGGCATCCCCAACCGCAATGTCGATGCCGGCCATAGGGTTTGTGTATACCCACACATGCCCGCCACCCACCGCCGCAGGTGTGGCGTCCCCTTGATCAGTAATATCCCAAGCAGGCTGCGATCCTGCCTCTGTTACCGTGTTATTTGCATTCCATGCCGTACTGTAAGTGCCGTCGGAATGCACCAGGTAAAACTGCTCATTGCCAGAGGGCGCAGTAGGGAAAACAACAGAGTTGTCCTGAAATACACTGGTTGACCATACCTGCCCAGCAGCCAGATCAACAGGGGGGGAAGATAAAATACTAGGGTATGTTGATAGCCAGTTTGGCATCCCTTGGTGCCAAAAAAATTGATTCTCTCGCTGCACACATGGCACAGCGCCAATGGCTATCGTGCCTCCTGCCCATGCCTCCGCCTGTAACATAGCAAGTGAATAGTCAGCCTTCGCTTTCGCGAACATTCCAAAAGCCCCGCTATAACTGCCGGACCCTTCCGTACCAGCCCCCACTGCGGTTGCGTATAGCTTGGAAGCGTCCACCGCAGCATTCTCACCAATCGCAACCCCATAAGTTGCTCCAGAGCCAACACTGGACGAGTATCCGATTGCTATACTGTTGTCGGCGCTGGACGCTATGTCTGCGTCCCAGCCGACAGCAATGGCTCTCTGCGCAGCAGAAGACGCATCCTTTCCGATTACCACAGTGCGAACACCCGTAGCCCCGGCACTTTTTCCAATAACCACAGAATCGGTTGCTGCCGACAGCGTAGCCTGCGACCCGATAGCAACGGCATTTTCCGAGTTGGTCAGTGATACCTGGGCGCCTTCTGCTACGCTCCTGATGCTGAGATTGTCAACGCTTGCAGATTTTCCGATAGCTACGCCGTATTGTGCATTGCTAACAGCGGATTCTCCAATCACTACGCTATAGCTCGCCGAGCCCTGGGCCTCTGCCGATTTCCCTACTACAACAGCGGAACCGCCGGTAGCGGTCGCGGAGGCCCCCACCGCGAGGCTGCTGGCCCCTACAGCAGAAGCACTTTCCCCTATAGCCACCGTCCCATAAATATCATGTATCGGGTCCAATGCTTCCAACATGCCTGCCGTGATGCGCGCCTGTATTCTCGATCCCGACGGCCAGACTAGCCCCGTTGTTCCATCCTGTCCGCGCGTGATCGTCAGCAGAGAACCCGATACAGCGGTAATGTAGACAATTTCAAAAAGCGTCTCTGCAATGTTTGAGATTGTGGCAATCACAACTTTTCCCGCCGCCGGCGTAAACTGGGCCGCATCGTCAACCAGTACAGAGGTTGCAATGGCGGTGAGTGATACTGTCGTAGTTACAGCGGCTGCATTATTTTTATAGTCAAAAACTGTCATGTTTGTTTATTCTCCGATAGTGAGAGATGTAATGATTACGGACCCGCTCACCGCAATGTATAAGCTGTTCATTGCCAGGCTACGAGCCACCGCCACAGTGCTTTCAATAGCGGGTAGTCGAATAAAGACATTGTCTGCAGCATCAGTAATCTCACAATATGCCGCATAATCTGATAAAGGCGGCGCCGTATTCGTTCCCAGTGTCGTCAAAGTCAGTTGCCCGGTTGTTCCGTTTACTGTTCCGGGAGGGTCTGTAAATTCGATTGTGGTTAGCAGCACATCATCATCGTTGTATATTTTGACGCCGCAGCCGCTACTGCCTTCTACAATCAACCCGGCAAGCAGTCCTGTATTCAATGCAATCAGCGCATCAACGGAATATTCCTGATCTAATGGCGCCGGCATAAATCCCCGTTAAACCAATGACTCTGTAATTTCGAGCGTGAGTGTTGATGTTTCTGGCCCGAACTTGTATTCAGGAATGGCTGTAAACACACCCCCGTCTGCGCTGACTTGTAATAATGCGTATTGTTCTACCAGGTATTTCAATGATGCGTCGACCGCTTGTGTGGATAAGAACCGGATGTACATCGTGCGGTCCGCGTGTGAATACCCGAAATCCTGCGCCACTGATCCACCGTCAAGGGTTGCGGTGCGCGAGGCCCTGCGCCTTCTGTCCCCATATTCCGAATCCGGGAGTGCGTCGATTTCAACAAACCCATCTAAATCATATTCAATGGCAGAGATAGAAATCATCATCAGGCCCCCAATAACATATCAAGCCCGTCCGCGTTTACCCGCACCTGTATCGTGTCCAGGATTTCCCACATGAACGCCTCAAGGTGCGGCTGTAAACCATCCCCTGAGACGGTAATGAGCGCCCCGCCTCTATCCATCGCGCGCCTGCGCGCCTCTTCTGTTCTCAGTTGAGAGTTTGCGATTTTCTCTTGCAGCTCAAACGCCTTTTGTCGCATTTCGTTTTCAAGTTTTATTTGGTCCTCGATGGCGAACCGCTTGCTGATGCTATCGGCCTCGTTCAGGTTGCCGAACAGTGACCCGAGCAGGTCGCCAGTGCTGGAAATGGTGTTACTAATGCCTTCGACAATAGCGACAGCCTTTTTCGCGTCGGCCTCCAGTGCGGCAATATTCAGTTCCACTTTAGCTTCAATGGTTTTAATCCGCTCGTTGCTGGCGATTTTTTCCATTTCGAGCTGGAATTTTTGGGCAGACTCCGCTGCTTTTGCGAGCATCTCCTGCACTTTTTCAATGTCGGGCAGCGCATTAATGACACCGAAATCAATGTCTGGTAGCGCATTGATAAAGCCGACACTATCCCCCGCGTCTTGTATGGCAGTATCCATCCCGAAAAAAGCATCGCGAGCACCGGCGGCATTTGATGCCGCATCGGAAACCGCCTTGGATAAGTCTTCACCAAAATTAGTGAAATCCAGTGTAGCGATAGCCCCTAATGTAATCCCGATGGTTTTTCCGAATAGCTCAAACGCAGACACAGCCCCTACAATGGCAAGGGTTCCCGTTTGTACTACTTTTGTGAGTACATCAAAGCCGCCGCCTTTGCCGATGATGATTTCCGCCTCTGTGAGCGAATTTTTCATGCGGTTCAGTGACGCTGTATATGTGTCTACATTGGACACATCGCCAAATGCCTCTTTTAGTCCAGCGGCGAATTTAGGCAGGAAGTCTTCGGCAGCTAACCCCCCGGAAGATACGAGCTTATCCAGTTCACTCGTGGTAAGTCCCATTGATTTGGCAGCGATCTGGAAGGCTCCCGGTAGCCGCTCTCCGAGCTGCTGGCGCAACTCTTCCATACTGACCTTCCCCTTGGAGACTATCTGCGTGATAGCCTGAAAGGCGCCCTCAGTGTCAGCAGAAGACTTGCCAAGAGAGGACATGGCGATACTGACCGCCTCGAATATCTCCCTTGAGCCTTGCCCTTCCAAACTGGTGCCACGGGTGGCCACCGTCAATAAGGCGTAATTCTTGGCCGTGGTTAAAACTTCCAGCCCGAGCTTATTGGACAAATCCGTGATGTAATCAAATTCACTGGATGCGGCCTCTGTAGACCCTTTAACCAGAACCATTGTGCGCTCGAAAGACTGAAACGCGACATTCGCATCAATAAAATCCTTGACGACCAGGCTTGCAGCGAGGGCTTTAAAGGCGTCACCCAGCCCGGCAACGGCAGCGCGCGGGGTTCCGCCAAGGTTGTTGACCTTGGTCCCCATAGCGTCAACATTGGTTCCCGCATTGGCAGCTTCAGTGCCAACACCTGATAGGGTTTTTTCGATAGATGAAACGGCAGGAGACACCTGATCGGTGCCCTTAAAAATGATGTCAACTGTGCGATTTACGTCAGCCATTGCTCTGCTTCATCTCATAATGGGCTGACCAGAGCGCCAGTTCTTCATGTGTCAAAAACCCCTGCGGAAACAAATCAGGGCGATGTTCGTGCAAGTAGCCGCCTCGCAATTCCAGCAAGGCCATCGTGGACCTTAGGCTGTCATCTCCAGCAAGGCGGCTTCTGGCTTTACATGGTCGAAGCCCATGCCCGTTAGTTCTGTGATCTCATTGGTAAGCAGGTAAAACTCAATCGGGAAGTTTTCGGCCAGCTTCACCGCCACCGGGAGCGATATAACAGGGTCCACGCTGGCCACGGATAGCATCTCCAGCCGCTTGGCCACTTCCCCTGGGGTTTCCTTGCCCACAAATCCCAGCGCCTTCCTGGCGTCCGCTACAGCCGCCCCCTGGCTGGCGATGGATTCCAGTATCTTGCCTAGCGTCTTCTGCGTGTTCCCCGCGTCAATCGCCCGGTGCAATTCATTGGCAGTCAAACCCCTGACGGTCCACACCGGATCACCCTCCCCGTCGAAAAAATCGACCAGGGCGGGTACTGGTATGGCTTTTGTTCTCGGAACAAACTTTGTCCGCTCGAACTTGTCAGGGTTGAAAGCCATCAGGCCACCTCCACCGCCGCCTCTGTGGCGGAGATCGTGCAGGCCGCGTTAATGTTGTCACCCGCCGGCCATGTGCGTGAAATACCCAGCTTGCCCTGTGTCAGCATGTAGGCCGAATTGTAGCGGTCAGGGTAGAACCGGAACCACAGGTACTCGTTTTTCAGAGTCACTAGGGTATCCGTCACCCCGTCATCAAGGTATGCAGTAAAGGAGCCCTACCCGAGTGTTTCCTTGGCACTGCCCAGCGTGGTGTTATAGATCTGGGTAGAGCTTACGCTGTGGGTCGTTTCGGGAGCCTTGAACGCATCCGCCAGCGCGATTTCCGCAAAGATGGGCGCAGCATAGGACGAAAACGCCTCGCGCGCCACGGGCCTGGTGTGATCATCAGGCAGGGCAGCCAGGAACGTGATAGACCCGCCGGAATAATCCACTGTGTACTGAGGATACGAGGCGATTTCCCGGTGCGTGCCAATCACCTGGTAAATCTGTGCCTCGGTGATCACGGCCCCGGCGCTGGTTGTTACCCTGACCTGCGCGACCTCGATAGAGCCAACAGGAATCAAAGGAGGCCCACCGGCTGCGGCGCGCGTCTCGCTGAATGTCGAGGAGCCGCCATCCGTGCCAGCTACTACCGCAATCGCGCCAGAGGAGGTGACAGTAATTGAATTGACCTTGGCCACGTTTGTGGCAGGCCGCGTGATCTGCACATCCGCATCCGCAGCGACCGAAGTCACAACACCGTTCAGGTTGCACGTCAGCGCGGCCACGTCCACGTCATCGGTGCCCGCCAGTACGGCAGGAATCACCGCGCCGCCGGTCAACAGGCCATTGGGCCGAATAACAGGCGCATAGCCGGATCGCCGGGACAACAGGGACGCTGAAGAGGTAAAGATTGTGTTATCGCCGGAATCTGTCAGGGCCTCCATCGCATAGGATGTCTGGCCACCTTCATAATCCAGCTTGGCATTTTCTGCTGTAGGCATAAATTACTCCGCTGCTTTTTTGCTGGGACGGCCCCGCTTTTTCACTTCTTCCACCTGGTCGGGAAGCATGTGCTTTTCGGGGTCGAAATCGGTTACGTTGATCTCCACCAGCCCCCCGTCAGGGTTGCTGGTGTAAATCACTTGCATGATTTCCAATATCATGGACATGGATTAACCCAGCAACAGAGCTGTGTGTTCCGGCTTGACGCACTTCACGCCCCAAGCACAAGACACCTCGTACTGCATCTGGCGGTACTGTGCGTACATGGCCACTTCAAACGCCAGACCACTGCGAGGGTCGATAACCGTAGTACGGTCAACCGCAAGGTCTCCGCCGTCAGGCAGCGCAGGAAGGCGGGTCGCCAGTACAATGGCAGAGCGGGAAAATGCCATGTTACGGGCCGCTGCAGCAATGACCGTGATTGCTTTGGTCGCGGCAGACATCGCCACACGCAGGCCGGGGGCCGCGATGGTGATCGATCCGCCACCGGACACATCAGCATCCCCGGAAGTGATCACATACTGGTTCGTGTCACCCGCAAAGGTCACAACGTCACCAGCGACCAGCGTACCAGTACCGGCAGAGGCCAGTGTCAGAGTGGTAGCCCCGATGGCATAGCCCGCGTTGTTGGTCGTTGCGGAAGCGCCAGTACCAGCGGTGGAGGTCACGATCTGGCCGGATTCGCGGATCGCCATGCCGGAATGATCCAGCAAAACGCCCTGGCGCAGCATGGAATCAGATCCCTGCCTGTTCGCATCGCCCTGCTTGCCGCGCAGGTTCGCGCCTGCAGCCGTGTTCAGCACCAGGCTCATGTCAGACACCGAAGCGCCGTTATCCACGAGGATTTTGCGCGCTAGCGATGCGGCGGTAAAATCCCCTGCGGTTGCAAAGGGCGTAGTACCTGCCGCGCCTGCAGCGCGCGAGGCGACAGCGTGCAGTGCGCACAGGTCCGCCTCGATCTCGTTGGTCAGCGTGCGGATCGCCTGCTGTAACTGGGCGGCGCGGATATTGGACCCACCAGGGCCACTGTTGACGCCCCGGCTTTGCTCGCCATTCCAGCGGAACGGCACCCGGCGTGCTTTGGTGATCAGTATTTCCATATTGCCGATGGTCTGGTCGCCGTCATCGGGCGGCGCGACAGCGGGCGTGATGTCGCCGGCAGACGCGGCGGGAGCCACAAAACTGAGCACGCTCTGGTTGACGGCTGCGCGTTCCGCGCCGGAATCCATCGTTACCGAGGGGATCATTCCGGTCAGCTCGCGTGATACCACGTCAAGGCTTTCGTAGAGGGTCGGGATCAAGCTGGTCAGGGTGTTAGCCATGATTTACTACTCCAAAATCACTGTAAAGTTACGCCGCCCTTGACCGCTTCCATCTGCTTGGCAGGTGAGAGTGATTCAAACTCGGCACGGGGCATTAATACTTGTCCGCCATCGCCTCGCGCATTGGTCGAACGCACACCAGCACCTCCCGCGCCAGTCGGTTTCAGGAGTTCAGGGCGGCTTTTCGCCACACCTGAGACTCCGTCTTTCACCGTGACAAGACTGCCGTCATCGGTTTTAAACAATAAATCTTCGCCTTCCCACACCAGCCGGTTGCTGATGAAGGAAGTAACTACGTCTTTTGCCAGGAACTCATGAGCCCCGAGCGCGTCGGCCAATACGCTGGCCTTTTTCGAGTCCATGTATTTGGTATTCAGTTCCGTCTGTGCAGCTATGGCCGCATCGCGGTCACGCTCTGCCCTTTTTAGCTTGGCCTCGAATTGTTTTGAAGCCTCGGCCATGCCTTTGGCGTCGGGCAGCTTGTCCATGTCATCCAGTGACTCAATACCAAGCCGGTCCATCAATGCGGACTGGCTGGCGGTCAGTTGATCCACCTGGGCCTTGAGTCCCTTGCGCCCTGAAATGGATTCGTTGCGGGCCTGGTCTCGCTGCCCGGTCAGGTCGGTTACATAGGTTTGCAATTGGGCAAACGTCTCGTCGCCCAGGGTTTCTTTTAACGCTTCAATGTCCATACGGCCTCGCGCCTGTGGGAGTTACAGCCCGACTGTAAGGCCGCATTTATTCACCCAATGAATAAAAAACAGAACAAAATCAGGAAAACACTTATGCGT